GATACATTAGTAAAAGAACCAAGATTACTTTCATTCTCTACGACAAGCTCGTGGATAAGAAGAATAGTATTTACGTATTCTCCTCTATGTACAGTATCAGTTTCATCTCCATACGTTACCCAATCTACATATTGATTATCACAACCATATTTTACTCGTGCATTCACCAGAACATTAAAAGACGATTCTTCCATCTTGTCTATATTGTGTCCAGGCATATCATGTTGCCCTGGAATAATAGTAGCATGAGTAAGCATACGAGAAAGAAACAAAGACTCCATCTCAGCACTTGATTTTGCTTTATGAAAGATGTCTCCTGCAATAAGTACAGGGGCACTATGCAAAATGCATAACCTCTTAATCTCATCCACAATAGAAGCCTGTGTAAGATACCAGTTATCATCTAAACGACACCGAGGCTTGTCTGACCGCAGATGCCAATCCGAAGTTACGAGAAATTTCATTTTAATACTCCTTTACAATACGGACATACATTAGGCATTCGCTTCTTTAAATCACTTATAGCCAAATCATATGTTGTGATATTATTGGCAAGAGCATCTAAGTCGATAACAGCATCATTGATTGTATTCATAGTATCATTCTTTTCTTTTGCCTTAACCAACAGTTCCCGAATTCGTTTTATCTTCTCCTCTGCTTGTGTAATATCAGGTATACTTTTTAGTATGTCAGAATAGAGAATATCTTTATCCAGAATACTTCCTATCATATCATGAGTTGCTGTATCCTTTTGTATTTTACTATTCAGTTCTTTAATAGAACTTATTAGAATCTCAGCTTTAGGAATAATAGAAGAAGTATCATCTATTATTCGATAATATGTTTTGTAATTCTCTACCTGTTCACTTAGTTCTGTTATAGTACGAGTACTCTTGTCAATACGTCCTTCTATTATATCTATCTTTGTTGCAAGTTTTTTTGCTTCATGTACCCAAGACAGTTTAGTTATACTATCTTCTACATCTTCTATCTCCTTTTCCAATCGAATAGTCTCTTGTTTAGCTTTTCTCTTATTAGACTCAGTTGATGCCAAGATAGTATCAATCAGATCAAGCTTAATAGTTTTATTTAAAAATCGTGCCACTTCACCCGAAGTGGAGCTAACAAGGAACGGAGCATCCATTTGACGACTAATATTTACATCAGTCATATTAAAAGCCTTTGTTACTTCTTCTGGTACACTCGTTCCTACTGCCTCAAGGGAAGTTCCATTAACAACATATTTATTATCCGACTCTCCTCGAATACGTGAGATACTGCCACCTTCTGACAGTTGGGCAGTAACCTTACATACTTCTTTCTTGGAAGCAAAGTTAGATATAAAACCAACACCTGTTGGCCTGTTCTCAAGAACCCAAAATAAAGCACGAAGGATAGCAGTCTTCCCCGAATCCGAGGAGCCAACTATTACGTTGACTCCCTTATCGAATTCTAACTTTGTGTCAGCGTGACTTTGAAAGTTTTGTATACTCAATTCTTTAATCATAGTATCCTTCTTCTGTCAGATCATTCACTAACATTCTACGTACCATTTCTTTAAATTCTATCTCTGGTTTCCACCCAAGAATACGATGTGCTTTTGATGCATCTCCAAGAAGAATGTCTACTTCTGCTGGACGATAGAACTTAGGATTGATTGTGATAACAGTCTTTCCTCTATTCTCATTGCCTAAGTAAATCTGCCCACGTTCATTATGTATATCCTTTGTAGATACGTCCACCCAAGATACATACTTCCCTTTATTACTACGAACAACATCCCCCATCCATTCAAAAGCAACTTCACAGAACTCTCGGATAGAATGTGTTTTCCCTGTAGCAATGACGTAATCATCTGGTGTATCTACTTGAAGCATGAGCCACATAGCGCGTACATAGTCTCTTGCATATCCCCAATCACGCATAGAATCCAGATTACCAAGTTCAATGCATTCCTGTTTCTTTGTGAGGATACGTGCAATACCCTTAGTGATCTTTCTGGTAACGAATTCCTCTCCTCTTCGTTCACTTTCATGATTAAAGAGAATACCAGAGCATGCAAACATATTGTAACTCTCTCTATAGTTCTTCGTTATCCAATGTCCGTAGAGTTTAGCGACTCCATAAGGACTACGAGGATAGAATGGAGTGTTCTCATTCTGTGGCATGGTCTGTACTTTACCAAACATTTCACTTGAGGAAGCCTGATAGAATCGTGCATTAGGAGCATTATGACGAACAGCTTCAAGCATCTTGAGTACACCAATGCCTGTTACTTCTGCTGTGTAACTTGGTTGTGTCCAAGATGTAGGAACAAAAGATTGCGCTCCTAAGTTATATACCTCATCTGGTTTAGTTGTTTTAATAACATTATCCAGAGAAGTGCTATCTAATAAATCTCCTTCTATAAGAGAGAAGTTGGGATTAACGAGACTATAATGGAGTCTCCCCACATTGATACCACTTGTTCTGCGTATCATTCCATAAACTCTATATCCTTTTTCAAGAAGAAATTCGGATAAGAATGAACCATCTTGCCCTGAGACACCTGTAATCAATGCTGTTTTCATTTTATTCTCCTTACAGAATCCAATCATTAGATACCCAACGAATTTCATTAAAAGCCACTGTCCTATGTTTAGATTCTCCTTTTAAGAGAACTACACAGCTTGTCTTACCAACATCAATGTCAACCACCATTTTGTTTGCAACTACTATCATTTTGTACCGCCTTTATATTGTTTGTATTGTCAATAGAAATATAACACAGAAAGAATATTATGTCAAGCGTTTTTTTAAAAATAATGCTATTGCCACACCAGTCGGAGCAATAACATCAATGAAGATCGCAGGGAAGATAGAAGCAAGGAACTGCACCAAATCTTTACTTACGTTAAAGATACCAGATAGCCATTCATAAAAATCCTTCACTTCCACCACATTCCCAATAGCTTTTACTTCTTTAATAGTAGATTGTATCTCTCCTCTCGTGTCTGCTAACTGTTTCATAGCTACATCCAGTTCCTTATCTGCATTGGTAAGACGATAACGTAAACTAAGATACTCTTTTTGATTGTCTGTTTGTGCTTGTATCGTAGTATATTGTTCCAAGGATGAGACAATATGTTCTCTATATCTGCGTTTTTCGTCTACAGCTTCACTAAGAGTCTTCTCTTGCTTTTGCAAATTCTCTAAGATCATTTTATCCGCAGATACATCTTTTGTCTCACGTACTTCCATCTTAACCCGTAGGTCTTTTGCATACTGATTGTACTGTCCTGCCACGGTAGACCCCATACTAAACATAGTTACAATAAGCCATAGGATAGCAAATACAACAGCAAGGAAATTCTGCTTAGTCTCGAATAGTATCCATCTATACCATTTTATATGTGGGTCAGGGTGTTCCTTGTCCTGCCAGATAATAATAATGACTTGGAATGCAAGTACAGCAAATAAGATCATAATGAAGGAAAGGAATATGGCAAGGAAAGTAGGAAGCCATTCAAACAACCATACGGAAGTATAGTAGCAAGACAGTACCGACGCTCCTAAACCAATGAACCCCATAAGGAATCGTATAAGAGTTATGTGCCATGTAGAGGATTTCTTTACCCTATGTTTAACAGGCTTCTTCTTTTTGACTTCACTATTAGTTAAAGATTTGTATATAATCTCTGCCTCATCTTTAGGCATCTTTAAAGCATCTGCTAATATCTCCATAGGGGGGTTACCCCTATAGAGACTGTTAAGTTCAGATATGATCTTACGTATCTCGGACTTCTTCACACGCACACCTTCTCTTGAAAAGCTTTTCAAACGTACTCCATTCTATAATAACTATGGGGTTTGGTAAAGCCTTTTTCTTATGAATAATCATGTAATCAAGTCCTTCTGCTGTGTTCGCTTGTGCTTGTGTTATAGTGCCCATAAGGTTAAAACCTTCGCTGGACTTACACTCAATCGCATAGGGGAACTTCTCATACGCTTCTCCACGCAGAATGATGTCAGTTCCATGTTGCCCACCAGGACGAACAGCAATGAGACTCTGATCATTTCCTTGACTCCAATCAATACCAAGAAGTTTAGATATGCGATCAGCTACCCATCGTTGAAGATTCATTCCCTTCTGTTTAGCAGAAGCAATGGTGATACGTTTTTTAGAAGAGATAAGCTTCTTACGGATAGAGAACATTTCCTTACTACATTCTCCTTCTGCTTCTATCATAGCAAGAATTTCTTTTATCTCTTTATCCGTTAGTTGTACCCATCGTGTCATTCGTCCTCCTCTTTCCAAGGAATATCTCTTGCCGTACAATCAGGACATCGGTGTTTCCATTGCCCATTAACTTTATTGATTGACCACCCATCAACTTTTGCTTCGGCAATCATTTCAGTCCAATCTCCATCTGTGTCGTAGTTCTCTTCACCTAAATCACAATAATCACATGACACATCATAATCATTCTCAGGGTAGTTTTTGTTAATCATCGTATTTCCCCTTCCGTGTTATTTTAATGGAATCCTCAATGTCCTCCCACTTCTTGATAACTCTTTTACGTAGTTCCCCCTGTAATCCTTCTGACTCTATTCGTTCAATAAGAGCATCACGAGAAACCTCTTCCTCTTCTTCATTCCATTGAATCGCTTTAGATGCTCCTATCAACTCTCCTCTTTTGCCACGAAGGTCATACAGATAGTCCAGACTGCTACCGATATTATCAATTCCATATTCAAATAGAATAGAGAACGTACACTCTCGGAATGGCCTGGGGGCTTTAAGCTTCGTTGTTCTGGCCCGTACCACTACTCCTATGGCTCTTTCCTTCTTCTCGATCTTAGCCATAGTATTAAGCCACACAACAGCATAACAATAGAAGTCTAAGGCTTTTCCACCAGAACGAGAATACTTCTCAAAGGAGATAGGATCAATGTTGTAACGTATCTGTGAAACAAAAATGACAAGGATATTCTTATCATGGATAACACTTGATAAAGTTTTAAAGAACTCTTGTGACAGGAACTTTGCAGATTCCATTTTATATGACCCTTTATCAAAATCCTTTCCTGCTTTAAAAGCATTGTATCTTTTGTCAGTCATATCATCCAGTTCATCAGAAGACAACCCATCAAGAGAATCTACAACATAAATACCAAATTCATCATCCCTTAATGAATCTGAGAATTTACGAACATTCCCATACAGTTCTTGAACAGTTCCACTTTTGAAACGTTCCTTATCATCAATAGGCATAATCTCAAAACCATAAAGCTTCTGAGTATCAAAGGTAAATCCAGATTCACAATCATCATATATCCACTTTAGATTCTTACCATACTTATGGTAGGAAGATGCAATGATCTCTGTACAGATAAAGCTCTTTCCGCTGGACTTATCTCCGACAATATTGATAATCTTTCCTGATGGAACTCCATATCCTATCCCACCACCAGTAACCAAATCAAATACATCACAACCAGTAGATATCCAAACAGATTCTTTTTGCACATCTGGTTCTCCTGTTTCTTTTTTTCGTCTTCCCATGTAATATTCCTTTATCGTATCGTAGTTTTTATCTGTCATAAGTAAGGGGGCTTTCGCCCCCTATTCTCCCTTAACGTGACTTAGAAGCTGTTCTGCACTTCTCCCAAACTTCACAATCATCACAGTCTTTATGCTGATCATTGTCTGTTCCGAATTCATGACCATAAGGACACTCAGCACCCTTCTTAGGACGCTCATCTTCCTCTGGTTCTACAGCTTCCCTACGACTACGAGGAGCATCAGCTACTTCCTCTTCCTCTGGTTCACGATAAGTTTTACGACTTCGAGGGGCTTCTTCGTTATCCTCTGTTCGTGAAGACCTACGACTACGAGGAGTCTCTTCTGTTACTTCCTCTTCTACACGAGAACGACGAGAACGTGGAGCCTCTTCTACAACTTCTTCCTGTCTGTGACTACGAGGGCTGTCTGCCACTTCGGGGTCTGTCTCTCCATAGAGAATAGATTCAATTTCCTTGTAAGAACGAAGGATAAGAAGACTATCAAGAGGAGCTACAGACTTCATCATCTTAGTTGTAACAATACCTGGCTCACGTTTAGCAAAGGAGATATTCTTGAAATCAATCTTATCTCCACCGTTGAACTTACTTACCGATGTACGAAACTCAATGGTGTACCCATCATCAGGGTCAGCAAAGTCAAGAATCTTTAGACCCTTCTTCTCACCAGCATACACAGCTTCATCCAGGATTTCCTTCTCGAACAAATAATGACTGACTTCATAAAGAAGAGTCTTCGTGTTGTCTTTTGTTGCATCGAGAACATGATAGATCATTCTGCGTTTTGCACGAAGGTTGATATACTCCTGATCATCCCTTCCTTTCTTTGCCTTAATCTCTTCTGCACGAATACAGATAGGACAGGGTTTATCATAGTTGAGAGCAGGACACACGCAGTCAATCCCCACTGGCCCAACGTTCTTGTGTACCCAAACATCCAAACCATAATCAGGGTCGCCAATCTTAGCTGTAGGAGTTTTCCTTCCAACAGCAGGATGTTTGTCTGATGCTATGTAATAAGGAACAATATCAATTGCTCCTGCACCACCCTTGGGAGCCTTATAGAACTCCACATTACCAATCGAACCAAAATCCAGATAGCCATTGCTTCCTGTGTTCGACTTTGATTCTTCGTACCTTTTTGAAAACATTCCCATACCTTTTACTCCTCTCTACCGTTTAATAAGTTGTTTCTCAGCAATGCTGAACGGTCTGTTCTCTCTGCACCAGGAAGGGCATAGTACCCACCAATCCATAGGCTTGTGAGATTTTTAAGTTCAGATTTGCGATCTTCTATTGTGGCAACCGCCGACTCTAAAAAGTAAGTCCTTTCCTTGGCTTGTTGTTCCCGTTCCTTCGCTTGAACTACTTCTGCATCAGTCGTAACCATAGAAGCTATAGAACTCTCAGTTACTTTTATCCCCTCAATGGGATTTGCTCTATAGTAAAGGTCACGACTTGCAAGAACAAACTCAAGCTTATTCTTTGCCTCATCCTTCATAGCTTTAGCTTCCGCTAAAGATTCTGAGTAGAACTGCATCAAAGAAGGTTGCTTTTCAACTTCAACATCCAACTGAAAGCGATCTATTCTTATGTCATTTTTAAAACTTTCCCCGTAGGGTTTCCTTTCCATTTTCCTTTTCTCCTTAGTTTAAGTAAATAAAACAACAGTTACATAGTGGGCGATCTGTTTTTAATCATTAAAATACATCCTCCATTCTTTCAAATCCTCGTGATATTCCACAAGCCTTGTAGCATTGAAGCACAAGTCCTGGGAACCCTGTATTGAAAAGGTTGTCTGTAAAACAACTCATCTTCTTCGCATTACGATCATCTACTTTATAGAGAAGTGTTTTACTTATATAAGAGAGAATCATTCTTCGTAACTTCTCAGGGTCAGTTTTGCTTTTACTAAGTCCATCCAGCATCTTAGACTGTTCTGCCCACGATCTACCATTGTAGATAGCACGACACAGATCAATAGCTTCAACGGAGTCTCCTGTAGCAGAGTGTTGTCCTACATATTCGAGCATTGACTTTTCATCAGACAAAGCTCCAACACCCTCCAAAAGTACAAGAGCATCTCGTGGAACTCCTTCACAAACTTCGGAGATAGTGTTGAGAACAGTAGGAGGAACTTCTAATCCTTCTTCCTTCTTTACTCTCCTAAGCAGAGAATATATCTCATCCTCGGATAAGGGAGTGAATGATACACTAAAACATCGAGAATGAATAGCAGGAATAAGTCGTGATGGCTCTGTAGTACAAATAAAGTAGTACATGAATTTGGGTGCATCTTCTAAAAGCTTGAGCAAAGCATTTTGACTCTGCGTTGTTCCCATGTGGTACTCGTCGAGTATAACTACAGTACTACCACCAAGTATAGAGGGAGATAAAGTTAAATCTTGTATTTCACGAATAGTATCTATACCTCTATCATTGGCAGAGTTGTATTCATACACAGAAGATTCTGTTGCTACCATATTAGCTAAGATACGTGCCATAGTGGTTTTCCCACATCCAACAGCACCAGAAAAAATGAAGGAATGTGGATGCTCTTCTTTCTCGAAGAGATTCCGTAACATTGCTACTTCTTTTTTCTGGCCTACAACAAAATCAAATGTTTGTGGTCTATACTTTTGATACAACGACATCAAAGACCTCCACAATTGGGACACACATAAACAGTGGTGTCTTCAAATGGACTTTCAATAATCCATCCTAATTCTGCAAGTCTCTGTTCCAAATCCATAAAGAAAGGAACATGAACTTCGGTGACTTCTCCGCACTTGTCACACTTAACATCAGTAGCGTATTGAATAATGCTCATACTGTATATTACTCCATATTTTAATATTTGTCAAGACTTTTTTAAATATATCCACAACTTTTCATATGTGCCCAATCTCCATCAATAGCAGACCTTTCTTTCTCAATCATAAGAGGAACAGTAATCCAATCCCAATGTTCTCTTACTTTTTGTGTACCATAAAATTTAATCCATGCATCTACTTGATCTTCATCCTCTGGATGAATGTCACCCACCTGATCATCATGTATCTCAGTAATGAACTTCGACCGTGGAGTAGTCTTTAACAAAGGATGAACCTGATTCATAGTCCATAGGAGAACATGAAAGGCGCTATTTTTTGTAATAACTCCGTCAGCTACAAATTGATGTAAAGGATCATCAACAGACATTGTAAATGTTTCTTCTTCCTTAGCTAAGATTGTTATTTTTTTAATTTTATCATATCTGTAAATAATAGGAGTCTCTGTATTTTTTTCTATTATTCTCTCAGCTACATATTGAGAAATATCTTTTCCCATATTAAAACAACGCTTATCTGTTGTGTATTCATTTCTTTTCTCATAATTAGAAAAACCTATTCTTTGTACTTGAGAAGTTATTGCTTTTATAGGATATCTTCTACAAGTCTTATTGTTAAATTTATTCCAGGAAAAAGATAATTTATGTCCTGTAGGAATTTTTCTTAAATAAGAGTCAAACCCTACACAAGAAGAAAGCAACTGAATTTCTTCTAAAAGTTCTTTATTACACATAGACAAACTGTATTTATCATCTTTGCCTCTTGACCCGTCTGATAACCACAACCCTTCTAAAAAATCTCTTTGTTGTTGTGTTGTTGCTTGCCATACCGATGTTGGTAAACGTTTAGTGTGTGCTGTTGCTCCAAAAACAAAACCATAAGACTCTAAATATTTTGCAAATACTTTGCTTTGAATTTCTACTTTATATTTTGTCTCTTTCCCTTTAGTAAGTACTTCATAATAATGTACACCACCATATGATTTATTATATCCATTATTTAATAAAAATTTATAAATATTTTGTAAAATATATTCTTTTGTTTTTCCTCCTACTATAGTTACTACCTTGCGAGATTTATTACTAATACAACCATCCCCCACAATAAAACCAAAGACAAACCACCAATTTATTTGTTTTGAGAATTCTACTGTTTTTAGTAATCTTGGCAAAGCTACATAATCATTTGGTTTTAAATTATCAAAATTTACCCATTCATTTTTATCATTTTTTAATTTATGACGAGTATCACATTTTATAATAAGTCCTGAATCAAGTTCAATTTCAGCTCTTTTCCATACCCCTTTATTTAATCCAAAGGCTTTAGCCCATTTAAACCCCGTCCACACTTCTGTTGTAACCCCTATTAAATTCTTTATAGGAATAAGTCCTTCTTTTGTTAAAACTTTACTTTCTCCTGCCAGACATCCTTGAATTGGATAGTTTACCACCGTCTTCCTATCCATAGGGTGATGATAACGAAAACCAGTAAGGGAATCTATATACCCATCAGCACAGTATCTATCCCATTGTTCTCCTCTCCATGCCTTATATTCAGGAAAGCGTACATTCCAAAAGTGATCTTCTATCTCCTTCACATGAGATTCAAAATCCATATAGTCTCTAACACCATTATTCTTTAAGTGTTGCTTAATAGATTGTGGTATACTATTCCAGATATCAGGTGCTATGTTCCTGTAATAAGAACCGTAGAACTCAGGGAACACAAACTTATTCTTTCCTATATAACGAAGCTCCTTTGATACAGAACCCTTATCAAGCATGAATAAATCCATAGCACTATCTCTGTGCATATCTGTATTCTCATAGTCTGTCACATAGTTAATAAGGTTCTTATCCTGAGTATAACAGGCAGCTATACAGACTTCGACTCCTTTAAAGTCATAATCTATAATACGATTACCTATACGGGGTACAACTAAACCTCTAACATATTCCATTATCTCCTTGTCTCTCTTCGGTAAGTTTTGAAGAGATGGGCCAGAGATGCTTGATCTAAACGTATCAGCAGATGTTAAGTTAATAGAAGCGTGTATAAGCCCATTGTTCACTTCTCTTTTAAACTGACTCACGTATCTGTTTAAAGCTGTATCAATCCTTTTATATGCTAAGATGTTCTTAATAATAGGGTGATCTATCTCTCCCAACACTTTCTTGTCAGTACTCTTTCCCCCTCCTGGTGTCTTCTTCGTTAAAGGAGTCTTTAGAATATCGTAGACAAGAATTTGCATATCATCATTTGACGAGAACGTAAAAGGACGTACTGCTTTCCACTTAGCTAAAACAGGGTCATTCTTTATCTTATCAAGTGTGGTTGCAAGTTGTGACTGCAAGTTCTCTACAAGTCCTTCTACTTTGCTCTCATCAGTTCGCATACCATACGCTTGTATCTCAGATACCATTTGTCTGGATTCCATAAAGAAATCAAAACCACTTTTTATATGTGCATTCATGGAGTGCTTCTGCTTCATATAGATCAAGTAGGTAAAATAAGAATCTCCTGCATTATACTTTAGTTGTTCTTCTAATGGTGCTTCCTCCATCTTATTTTTTGCGTTATTGCCGTAGAGTTTTTCATCCTCTTCTGATGCTTTAAT